ATTTTTCTTAAGGTAGTCCTATTATAACAATGTTGCAACAAGAAATTTTCCATTTTTAGTTTAAGGAATTTTTTAAAATTATAAAGACGATTAGATTCAATAAATTAGTACGAATAAAAGCTAGGGAAGTTTGATTTTTCTAATGAGCTTTGAAATTGATTATTGTGTTTAAATCATCAATTTAAAAAAGCTTGCCTAGTAGGCAAGCTCCCCCTTTTTGATATTTGCGCTGATCAACAAGGTTTAGTGTTACCTACAGCAACACACTGATAATACAGAAATATTTAAAAATAAAAAAGCCCACTTCCTATTTTTATTCAGAAATGGACTTAGCGAAAAAAACGCTTAAACCTGAAATAGGAAATATCTATTCGGAAATATTTCCAACTTCATATTGGCATAATATTTAAGCACTAGCAATAGGGATTGAATTAAAAACATCAAATATTCATATTTAAATAGATAAAGATTTCTTTTTTTAAATGGTTTTATTTTTAGCCTACATAATTTTTTTAATTATCAAGATTTATAAAGAATATGTGCCCATCAATAGGTAATACTTAATAAGGTCTTATGTGCAGTAACCATTAGGCTCTAGAGAGTAAGAACTCAAACTGACTAAAAATAAAAAATAATTAATTTTCAATATTAATGATCATATACTGCAAAGTTATGTATATTCCAACTTCTCCATTGTTGAGTGCCTCATATAAGTTTTCATCAACGAAATCTCCAGATTCATCATATAGCCATTTATGAATTTGAATAATTTGTATATTCCCCTTTTTGTCTATTCTTGCTATTGGGTCTATTACGGACCGAACTATCACCTTCTTCTTCGTCTTAACATCGAGCAATGTGATAATTGTCATTTTAAAATCCTTATAAATATCCTGTATAACAACTACTCTCAATCAATAAAGATTTTTATATTTAAATTACTTAAATAGCAATCTTTTCAATCTAAAAAATAAATAAAATACACTTCAATAGTATGTGCCTATTAGAAAAGATACCTTAAATATTCTACTAGCAATAAAAAACCGCTTTAAGGGCGGTTCATCTAAAATTTACAGGTACTTAATGAAGATTTTTTTTTCTGTCTTTGCATCTTTCTGGGCTCACAAATTTTTCCAATAAAGTTAGTTAACCACAAAATACTTTCTTCACGATCTTCAAAATGAGGTATAAGGCTTAAATCTACTTTTATTTTGCGATCAGCTAAAGGCAAACTTAAACAATATTCAAAGTCTATTGAGCTGTACTTCAATTTGAGTCTTTTTTCTGCAGCTTGATTCTTTATCTCAGCCATAATGCGATTTAGATTAACAATCAAATTATTTGAAATTTTATTATTTTCATATACCCGTTCGTAAACTGTCTCAGCTACATCAATGTAATTTATTAGCTCTACATTCTTATTCATGACATTTATACTCCGTTTTTTTAATTATTCTCCTAAAATCATGTTTATTTGAGTTACCTAATGCATCATCTAAGTAAATATTGTTTAAATTCGATTAATTTAATTTTAAATAAATTATTGAATTAATAATATAATTATTGGATTTTATAATATTTTTATACATCTTTATCTTTAGCAAATTCAATTAAAATTTAATAAAAAACCCCGCCAATAATCGATATTTAGCGGGGCCATTTGCGCCGTAATACGTCCGGCAAACGATAAAACTAGTTTTTAGGTGATCTAATGATATTTAGAACTTTCTCAGACATATCATGTAAGTCAGATCCAATTGGCAGCCAAAAATGATAGTTAATGTTGTCGCGGTTAAAAACTTGCTTGTAGTACTCAGTTTTAAAAGATGGGTCGATATCAGAAGCTTTTAGTAATCTGCCTTCTTTCTCTATCTTTTGCCCATCTAGTTCACCACCAACACAGATATTCATTTTAAGTACCAAATTCTAATTAGACTGGACTATAGCATAAATATAAACATGCTTAAGTGGGCATTCTTAAACGCTTAACATTTAGACAAGCATTCAATTTAGATGATTTATAATGTAACGACCATGTATTTAGGATGAAGACAGCTAATGTGTGGTGTAAATCTAACCATTAAATCAAAGGAACATTACTTAATGCAAAGAAAAGGGGCGCTTTTAACGATTGTACTGGTGGCGCTTGGTGCCCACCACCAGTACAACACAATATCAACTCTACAATTAATATGGAGGTGACACAAACAAATAACTATCATTTCTAATAGAATTTCAGGTGGCGATGTTTGGCGACGAGCCACCTGATTTAATTTTAAATCATAATTGAAATCTAGCAAGTATAAAAACAAAAAGCCCATCAAACGATGAGCTTTAGATCAGTGAATTACTTATACTTCGTCCACTATATCAAAAATATGCCATAAAGCGTCTAGACAGTCAACAAGTCTAAATTATGCTTTTCTACTAATTGAGAAGCTTTTAAACGTTCAACGATTTTAATCATTAGATCATTGGCAGTTATAACGTCGATTCCTTCAAATGCTTTTAGTGTTAATTGCAATTTATTATTAATTACATTTGTAATTATTGATATTTTACCAAAATAATCAGGGTAGTATTTCAAAGTTTCATTAACTTTCTCCCGACTAACGCCTTCATATAGTTTTACAGTGTATGTTTTCATTTGAACCTCCATTTTGTGTTAATCTTTTATCATGACCTAATAAATAAAATCTAGCGCAACTCACCATAATTGCGACCTGAGCTTTAGATTGGTTTGTTTCTTGAGCAACCTTCAACAATCCTTTATTTTCAACCTTATTTTTAATTAAACAAATTAATGCAAACTTAGTTGTAAAATCTGTTTTATCAGAATTTAATAGACTTCGTAAAAGTGCTTGAATTTGATCCGCCTCATAATCACTGATCTCACATCGAATATAAGATTTACTTTTTTGTACTTCTTTGCCAGCTTCACGCATCAACCAGTAAATTTGATTGATATGAAGCCCATCTGGCAAATCACCCCCTTTCATTCTAACTGTTTCACACCATGCGCCAAACTGCTCTAACCAACCGTCAATAGTATATTTAGACCAATCCATTTGTTGTGTTTTTAAAACTGCACTCATTTTTCACCTACCAATTGCTCAATTTGTTTAATCGCCACGCCTGCTTTCACTTGCTCTGTGCTGAACCGTAAAACTGTAAAACCCATCATTGCTGCGGAGTTGTATTTCTCCATATCCCCTATATAGCCTTTGCCCCTTGTATGACGGCCTCCACTCCAGATCCCGCCTTCCACCTCAATCAAAATCTTTGTACCCGTTATTAAAAAATCTGCTCTCCATTTACGTTCAGGATGGAATTTATATTCCTGTTCAAAACTGATCTTGCATGCTTTTAAATGTGTTGCTAATACCGTCTCGCCTTCACTCGGCTGTCTTGTACCTTGCTTTGCTGAACGGCGCTTTTTATTTTTCTGAATAGGAAATAATTCACGATATTCAGCAAGGCTCATTGATGACATTAAGCACCGCCCTTTAATAAGTGATCTAATTGATTAGCAATGCCGTTATAAACACGTGATTTATCTAGGTCACCCAAAAGCGTTAATGCATGGGCATCGTTTATAAATTTATCTCTTAACTTTGTTAAACCAGCTTTTAACTTGATTAAAGGATCTATCTCATTTCCATTAACTGCTTCGTGGTCTGCTATAGCCTCCTGAACTCTTTTTATATGAACAACAAAATCTTTATTACCTATTAAAAATTTGATCATTTTGAAATCATTGAAATCAGCAATAAATACTTTGCCTTTAGCAACTTCAACTCCACCAATTTGCTCTATTAGTTCCAACGATTGAACCAATTTTTTAAGGTCTAAAATCTTTGGGGTTACAACACCACCTACTTCAGCAGATCCAATAACAAATCGAGCCTTTTCGATTCCATGTTCCTTCATAAACTCAACTGCATTCATACATTCGCCCCATCAATTAGCTGAAGAATATTTCGAGGAATCGGCATACCTTCACGGCGACACATCTCAACGTATTCGTGCGGATTATCGAAAGGATCTGGACCTAATTCTTTTGCAAGCTCAGGTTCTTTTTCCTTAGCTTTAAGCTTTTGTATTGGTGCAGGTTTACGACCATTGATTTTTAAACGTTCCATCAATGATTGGAGATGCTTTTGCGCTTCGTCATTGCTCACAGGAACGTGTTTAGGTTCTTTGTGTTCTAGTTGTAGCGGTGGAGCGTAAAACTCTTGCTGACGACCTTTCAATTGAGCTTTAGCCACCATCACGTTGTAGGTTCCGAAGAAATTATCTTGAGCTGCTCGCATTTGGCCGGCTTCGATCAAATACATCACTTCGTCTAATGCATATTTTGTAATTTGTGTAATAACCACGGTACGGTCAGTCGTAAACTTACATGCACGTGACCAAGCTTCCTCTGGAGACATCCAACTTTCACCAATACACCAGGTGCGAAACTCAGCAAATGACGGCATAAAACGTCCACCTGCTGTAAGTAATCGAGCAAGTGCGTTGTTAAATTGGTTTTGTTGAACGCCAACCAGTGTTTTAAGTGCGATCTGTTCAACTACTGACAGCGGTATTGCATTCTCTCCACTTGTTGGAAATTGTTTATTAAACTGAGCAGCGTAAACAGTGCGAAGAGATGCGATTAATTGACGCACTTCGTTCAAGGTAATCTCATGCATGACCTACCTCCTCAATCATTGGAAACTTTTTTGCTGGGGTTACATCCACGATTTGAGATTCGCTCTGTTCTTCAAAAAGATTAGCGAAGTAACCCGACTCTTGTGGTTTTTGACCAGCTGAATTGATTTGCTCTTGTTTCTTGCGGTTAGCAGCGACTTGTTTCTCGTTGTTTTGAACCCAAGAGAACCACTTAACCAACCAGATGCTTGGTGTATTCAACGAACTTGATTCGTTTGCAAAGTACCAGTCACCGAAATTTTGAATCATGGTTCTCAAGTCGATTTCTGGTACCGAAACAAATCTTTGTTGAGCAAGTGAGATGAAATCGTATTGAAACTCGCTGTATTCAGAAATGAATTCACGCATTGAATAACGCTTGTGATCATCGATCTGATACTGAGCAAATTGAATTGGAGTTAATTGCGAATTTTCTCCACGCGTATTACCACTACTATCAATAATTGGTTCTTGGTTAATGGTTAATGGTTTATGGTTATTGGTTGGTTGCACGCCCGTTTGTTCTTCGTTTAACGGATTTTCAACGACCGTTGAATTTTCGTTAGACGATTGATCATCTTTTGATGAACCACTGTTGGACGAACCTTTCTTTTTCGCTGCACGTTTTGCAGCAGACGCTTTACCAGCCTCACTCGCTTGTTTCTTTTTCCCGTGGTATTCAGCAATTTCTCGTTCACAACGATTATTGCGATAAACACCTTCTTCAAGAATGAAAAACTCATCAAGTACATATTTGAGAGCTTCTTTTTGCTCTTCGGTAGTACATTGCAAACGACGTGCTAAACGATCAATGCTTGTTGCATCAATCGCCTTCTCCGTGTCGTAATACATGTCTAATAAGTCACGGTAAATCGCACGCTCAATTAAACTGAGGTGGCGAGTCGCATTGTTAAAGTCACCAATATGGTGTTGGTAATAATTCATGCGGCCCCCTTAATTTGTTGCGTAATAAATGGATTATTTGCTCTGGCGATAGCAGCCATTGGATATGGAGAAACGGAGTTACCAACCATAAAGACTTGATCTTTTTTAGATAGAGGCTTTCCATCGCTCCCGTATTCAATTACGTATGAATCTGGAAACCCCTGCGCTCTAAAAAGTTCACGTGGTTTAAGCATGCGTATACAGATATCAACAATTGCCCAAGGTTCACCTTTGATCCAAACAGTAACTAGGGCTAAACGATCTTTAGTAGTGATCGTATCCATTGGCTCAGTGATACTTCTTGCGTCTCCATTGCCGTAGTAGTTAATTAAAAATGCAGCTACACGAAGAGCGCCTTTATAGTTATCTTTGCTCAACTTGGCAGTAACTAATCCATGATGCCCACCTTTCACTTGTGCACATATGGTTGATAGAGGCTCATCAATTGACCAATTCCGCTGTTGAGAAGCGTTTGCAAACTCTGTAATAAACGGAACAAGGATTGGACTTATTAAAGAACTATGTCCGCCATAACCTGCTGTAGTTGTTGCTAATGGTTCACGTATGTCATGGCCAAAACTTGTGCGGAAATCACGGCCAATAAAAGGTGTGGCAGAATTAACAAAAAATGGCTCTTTAGTTTCAATAACATATTTTTGAATACCCTTAGCTATGCGTTTTAGAGTTGCATCAGCTAGAGGACCTTGCGGCCTATCAAAAATTGAATTTCCTAAATCTGAAAAATCAACACATTCAACTGTTGAGCGCCATTTTTTTAAATTGCCCTTAGGTTTCTTTGAGAAGTATTTTTCTGGCCATACTATTGGTTGCCCATCACAGCGAGCAACGAGAAATAATCGCTCACGTTTTGTTGGCGCTCCGAAGTCAGCAGCAATAATATTTTTTTGCCACTCAACTTCATAACCAAGTTGTTCAAGACTACGGACAAAGTGTTTCCAAGTTTTACCTTTCTTCTTGGGGTTTGGTACTAAGAATTGATTGTGGCGAGGAACTCGCTCACCAGGCTCTGCAATTCGATTTACCTTTTTGCCATTAATATTAATTTTATCGAGAGTAATGACTCTGCCTGTTGCTTTGTCTCGTTTTGCAATTAAAGGTCCCCATCCTAAGATCTGCTTAACATTTTCTAAGCTGATCACATCAGGTTTAACTTTGCCTGCAAACTTAAGAACTACCCAAGAAAGGTCACGTATTTCTTTTTTACGTGGTTGTCCGCCAGCAGCTTGCGAATGATGTGTGCAGTCTGGGCTTGCATGAAACCAACCGACTTGATGACCATCACAAATATCAATCGGATCTACTGCAAATACATCTTGAACATAATGCTTTGCATGGGGATGATTAGCCTCATGCATAGAAATTGCTTTTGGATTATGGTTTACAGCAACATAAACAGGCCTGTTTAACCCCATCTCTAAACCGGTGCTTGCACCACCACCGCCTGCAAAGAAATCTACGATGATTTTTTCAGAAAAATTTAAGTCGAATTGAGTTCTAAAAGAACGAGCAGCATCAACAAATGTATTCATGCTTCACCGCCTTCTTTAATCTGAATGTATGTGCTACTAAGTAGCGAATACGCCCAGCACGACCAAGGCTTTTGATAATTTCCTCAGCATGGTTATATGTAATGCGATGCTGACGCACTAAAACGTCCTTGAAGTCATCACGCTTAACAGCCGCATTTTTAGTGTCAGCTTTAATTCGCTCTAGGTTCTCTTCACACTTTTTGATTAATGCTTTAAGTGTGTGGAGAGCCGGCTCAAACCAGCTCTGGATTATTTGTTCTTGATTTGATAGATTATTCGTGTTCATTTGATCCACCTCAATTGAATGCCTAACCACTCCTGTTACAGCAGGTAGTGGTTTTTTAATATCCAAGCTTTTCTTTTTGACCACTGATTTCGTCATGAAATAAGTCATCCACTGTTTCTATACGGTTCATCCAGCTTTTAGACATAACTAAAAGTGCAGCAACACGTTCTTTATCAATGCTCTGATAATCTTTAGGAACGACTTTTAATCCAAGCAAACTCAATAGCTCGCAAAACATTTCAATTTCATTCAAGCCATTGTTTTTCTTATCTGTTTTAAGTCGAGTTATAGTGCTTGGATCAACTTTTAATTGTTCAGCAATCTCTTTTTGATTGCTTATATCAAGGCCATGCAATATGCGGGATACGCCATTTCTGGCACTTGCAGAAATATCAACTGATAATTTGCTCATCTTGTTACCTAAGCCACTTGTTTGGTTTTGCAATGCTTTTTCCAAAGCTTTTGTAATTTGGTTGCAATTTCATGCGATAAGCGTTTACCACATACCCCGCGCTCTAAATCACTAACGTAATTCTGTGAGCACCCGATCTCGGTACCAATTTGAGTTTGTGTTAAGCCCTTTTCACGCAAATCTGAAATCATGTTTGGCCATTGATTCATGCGAAGCTCCTATATTTTTAGGTAAATATATAGGTTTTCCGATATTTTAACAATAGCCAAAGCGATACTAATTTGTATCAGAATTCCGATATACGTATTTAAGGAAATACATATGGCTACTTTGGGTGAAAACTTAAAAGCAATACGAAAAGCAAAAAAGATGACTCAAAAAGAGTTAGCTCAGAAATCTGGTGTAAAACAATCTGTAATTTCTGATCTTGAAACAGGAAATGCCAAGTCGACAGGTTCAATACTTGAATTAGCAAATGCCCTTGGGGTTACAGCTGAAGAATTAAAAAAAGGTGTAGTTGGGGAACTTATTACCACCAACGTTGTGCCAGTTCAAGCTCGAATGGCACCCGTTTTATCTTGGGTACAAGCAGGTAATTTTACTAATGTTGAATCAGTAGATATGTCTCAAGTTACGGAATGGTTCCCTCTCCCAGATGATTGCGAAAAATGTTTTTATTTAAAAGTACGTGGTGTAAGTAATGAACCCGATTTTGTAGAAGGTGATTATATTGTTGTAGATCCGACAGTATATTATTCAGATATGCAATCTGGAGATATCATTGTCGTCCGTAAAGACAAAGATGCTACTTTCAAAAAACTGGTTATTGAATCTGATGGAACAAGGTATCTAAAAGCGATTAACCCAAATTTTCATCCCAATATCATTCCAATTGACGAAGATTGCTATTTTATTGGTCAAGTAATAGATTCATTGAGATATACATACCGTGGAAAACGAAGAGTAAGAAAGAGTTAAGATGAAAGTTTTTAAAATAATTTTGTTATTGCCAGTCTTAGTTTTAACTGGATGTTCAGACACTATTAGCCGAGCTGAACATGATGCTATCGTGTATGAGAAAGATCAGAAAATTGCTGAATTAGAAGAGCATATTGCTGAGTTAGAAGCTAAACTAGAGGAAGTAAACAATCAATTTGAGCGCTTTGAAAATGAAAATTGGCGTGACGTCGTTCCAGATGTGGATAATGCTCTTGATGACTTAAATAGTGAAGTTGAAAATAATCCTTCATCAAACTACTAACAGTGCTAGACCATAAATATCAATTAAATAATTTTAATTAATCCCCCCTTGTTAAAGTGATTTTTGTGTTTCAAGAGATCAATATCGGAATACCAGTAAAAATATCGGAATAACTATTGACTACAAATATCGGAAATGCGATATTTGTCTCGTAGACAACAAAAAAGCACACCGCCCCTCCCCAGGTCCGATGTGCTTTTGCAAAACTGCGAGATCAATTATGAACGTAAAAACCTTTTCAAACAAGCATAAGGTAACTGGAGTTACAGCAATTGCTGTACTTGTAGCCTTGAGTTCTTGTGAATATCGAACTGCTAATTCTAGCGTCCCTTCTAATTACTCATATGAAAGCAAACAAGTAGTTGCTTCTGAATATGAACTCTTAGGAATTAAGCAAACTGGTGAAAAAACTGGTGTAGCTGTTATCCGCATAGACGGCTTCAAATTAAACGTAAGCTTCGATTTTGACGGCGTAGCTGATAGCTATGGTGTAGCTGGATCTGATTTTACAGCGGCTGAAATTACTAACCTTGCTATTGAGTCAGTAACTGACATAAGCGGCAAACCTTGGAATGATTTCACCAATCATGACGACCATAAAAACATAAATATTTTATTAGCGGGCTATATCGACCGTAATAAATGGTTGGAGGCAGCCTAATGAAAGATTATAACTGCCCTACTTGCAAGAAGATGATTCCTGTTGACCGTTCAAAAATCAAAGCTGGTGATGAGGTTTCATTTTGCAGAGTAACCCAATCTTCTAATTCTGCACGTTTTTCTTCAAGAGAAGGAATTGTCAATTGCCGTGAAGGTGATGTGGTTTTAGTTAAATACCGTCAAGAAATTATTCCTTTAAATGTAAAGGACGTTTCTCCAGTTGATGCTCCAAGCCCGCTTACGTATGCCTTTGTTGGTACATGCGAATGTAAGGAGGCTGAGCATGTCTAATTTCAAAAAACACCCTGACGGCTACAAGTCATTTTTAGGCCGTGATGATAAGGGCCTCTACTCTGTTCGTATTGGCTGGCAAGTGTACGCATCTAATGCTAATGGCTCAGTTCTTTACAAGGTGAAGGACTCAGTTAAGACACCTTTAAATGTGGCCAAGTTCCAAGCTGACTATCCAAAAACTTGGAATGAACTTACTCAAGAAATTGATTTTCAACGCAGAAAGCAGCTCGCTATAAAACTGCGTGAAACAAACATCCCTACTTATGACCGCAAAGCTTATAAAACTAAGCGCGGCTTCACTGGCTCAAGATAAGGATAAGAAAAATGGCGTTACCGATTATTACTGCTGACCAAACTTTATTGGTTCAAGCAATTATTGTGTACCTATACGCTGATCCGGGTTTAGGTAAATCATCGATGGGCTTTACTGCGGAAAAAGTAATTTCTTTTGACTTTGACCGTGGTGCTCACCGTACTGGTGAATTACGTCGTGGTGCGGTTGTACAGG